TGAGTTTGTAAACAGAACAACTGCTGAACTATTTGATGGTAAGCGTGTGGTTATTTTCAGTCTACCTGGTGCATTCACTCCTACTTGCAGTGCTTATCAACTCCCTGGATTTGAAGAAAAGTATGAGGAGTTTACTGCTCTTGGGATTGATGCTATTTACTGTGTATCTGTTAATGATGGGTTTGTTATGAATGCCTGGGCTCAAGACCAGAACATTGAGAAAGTAACTCTCATTCCTGACGGCAATGCATACTTCACACGTTCTATGGGATATCTTGTCAACAAGTCTAACCTTGGTTTCGGCGCTCGCTCTTGGCGTTATGCTGCGGTCGTGGACAATGGAATCATCGAGAAACTCTTCGTGGAGGAGGGTATGCGTGACAATGCGGACACCGACCCATATGAAGTATCGGCACCTGAAAATGTTTTGAGTTATGTCGCTGCCAATGTAAAAGTTGGTGCTACGGTTTGAAAATAAATGAGCGCCCCAAAAGGGCGCTTTTTTAATAAATACCTGAGTGTTTAGAGTAATATCCAATGACCCTAGATCTTCATAACTTTTTTAAGTTTTATGATGAGAAGAACGCAGATCACGTTGCTGCTGTTCAGTGGTTGGAAGACAAACTTCCAGAAAAATTTTTAGATGATGCAGAGACTGACTGGATTGGTATTTTTAGAACTAAGCCACCAACTCCAGAAGTACTCGCAGTTCCATACTTCAATCAAGTAGATAACTACAGAGATGCACATAGAACTTGTAACAGTTCATCGTGCGCTATGTGCCTTGCTTTCCTCAAGCCAGGAAGCATCAAGGGCGACGATGAATACGTTAAGAAAGTATTTGCGATTGGCGATACTACGGACCATGCGGTACAAACAAAAGTACTTGCAGGTTATGGAGTTAAGTCACACTTTAGTTACAATCTTTCTTTTGCTGATATTGATAAAAGTCTTGACGCTGGGAAACCTGTCGTTATTGGTATTCTCCACAGGGGTCCTCTTTCTGCACCTACTGGTGGGCACATGTGTGTTGTAATCGGCAAGACACCAGATGGTAAGGGTTATTTTGTCAATGATCCATACGGTTCTCTCAATGATAACTATACTGGACCTGTGACTAACGGTAAGAAAACCGTATACACTAAAGCAGTTCTTAAGCATCGTTGGTGCCCCGGTGGCAACGATGGTTGGGGCAGAATTTTCGACTGATAGGAGACACAACAATGGCACGTATCGATCTGCATAACTTCTTTCAATTCTATGATGAAAGAAATCCTAACCACGTCAAAGCAGTACAATGGTTAGAAGACAATCTCCCCGTTGAGTATCTTGGCGATAACGTAGAGTGGGCGGAGATTTTTAGGGGAAAAAAGACTAGTGCTGCACCAGCAACCCCTGCTGCTGCAGCTCCTGTAACAGGTGGTGATGATGTACCAATGATGGGTATCAAACTCATTAAAGAGTTTGAAGGATGTCATCTCAAGGCATACCCAGACCCTCTTACTGGTGGACTTCCAATCACTATTGGTTGGGGTTCCACCCGTAAAAAGGATGGTTCAGCATTCAAACTTGGCGATACATTAACACAGGCAGAAGCAGATTCACTTCTCATTGAGCAGTGTAAAAAAGAGTTTCTACCTGCACTTCGCAAAATCCCACATTGGAATGAAATGTCAGATGGAAAAAGAGGCGCTCTGCTCAGCTTTGCTTATAATCTCGGTGCTGGTTTCTACGGTGGCGATAACTTTAATACTATTACTAAACGCCTAAAGAATAAAGAATGGGATTTAGTTCCTGATGCTTTATATCTCTACCGCAATCCTGGTTCAAATGTAGAAGCAGGACTAGCACGTAGAAGAAAGGCAGAAGGTGAAGCCTGGAAGAAGGGATAAATAGTTGCAATCAATACTGATTCTTGATCTTCTGATCTGAATCTACATACCCCAAGTCCTCTAAGACTTGATGAATACTTTACTTTTAAACAACTTCGGTTTGTTTTGTTTAGTACACACTAAGTAATAGAGGACTTTTTATGTCTTACACCACAAGGGCGCTCGCAGCAGCGTCTGCCCTTCTGCTTGGGGCTCCAACTGCAGTCTTAGCACACACCAACTCTATAGGATATGTTGGTGGGGGCAACGGATCAGTTACTTTCTGGTATGGTAACTGGCACTCAGGAACTACCTTTAATGAAGGTACTTTAACCTTACAAGGTATTAATGGAACTAGTTTTTCTCCATCAACAGTTAACTGGACTTTAATTCAACAAACAATGCCAGACGGATTAATTCCTGGCACAAACTACTTTACATCTAATGGGACACAATTAGTTCCTTATGATCCTAGTATCCAAACTTCATACTCCTGGCAAGGTGTAACCTTCACAGGTCTTTCTGCTGGTGATTATCAATTCACTTATAATGCTGCTGGTTCTCCAACAGTAAACTGGATGCCAATGGATAGTGTCATCCTATCCAGTACTGTAAGTCTTTCAGCAGCAGCACTTTCTGGTGATGCTAACCAAAATGGTGTTCTGGATATCTATGAGACAGGTGGAACCCCCCCACCACCAACACTAGTATCTTCTGCTGCTGGAACTCCTATTGTTTCAACTTCATCCAGCAGTGGTTCTAGAACTGAGACTAGCACTCAGGGTAGAACTGTAATGGGTACTGATGCAAATGGTAATCAGACAGAAACTTATTATACAGACACAGTTGTAACAACCATTCCTACAACTACAACAGTCACAACCACAACTCCAACAACAGTTGATACTTATAGTGATGGGAGCACTGTAACAACTAATGGAACTGCAACATCATCTTCATCAACCTCAGATGATAATGCTGGAACCTCTGTAACAACACAAGCAACTGTTGCTGATTGGGTCAAGACTAGGACCTATGATGTTCAAAGAACTGCATATGCTCCTTCTGGTGCTGCTCCTACGGTAACTCAGACTCATCGTTTTGCAGCAACTGAGACTTCGGAAAAGCAAAAAGTCAATCATCATACCACCACAGGAGTTACCACACCAACAGTTAGAACTGTAACAACAACACCAGTTTATACAAAGGTTTATACAAATGGCAATCCAACAGAAGTAACAAATGATACTGCCGTTATTACTTACGAGACCAGTACATCATATGCTGAGTATTATGCTTCCAGGGATTATTTTGGTCGTGTAGATCAACTGCAAGTTCTTGATGGTATCAATAATGGTATCAATGGTCTTCTAAATCACGAACCATCCAGAACAAAAGAGAAGTTTAGAGTATTTGAGAACAATAGGTTCGTTCAGTCGTACAATGCTGATGGATATTCTGCTGACTCTAAGATCTTCGGTGGTGGCGTTGAGTTAGATTTATCCAAAGGTTGGACTGTTGGATATCAGTATAATAATGTAAATATCAATCTTCGTGGTGTAGATTCAACTACAACACAAAAGAAAGATGTTCACGGAATCTTTAATACCTTCCATGGTAATACATTATCTTTGAATACAAATGCTGCGATTGCAAATAGCAACTATAAGTATTCTAGAAATGTAGAAGGTGTATTTAATAATGATGGAGAAACTACTGGTTCTGAGTGGTGGGTATCAAATAGACTATATCTACATCTTGCAAAATGGTTACATCCATTTGTTGGACACACGGTTCAGAATGTAAGCAGAAATGCATACACTGAAACTGGTGATATTAGATCTGCAAGAACCGTTGATGCAACCAGTAACACAACTCACGTTGGTGAAGCAGGACTCAAACTTGAAACCAGATTTGGTGGTAAGAAGAGAGATTTATTTGGTATGAGTGTAGAAGGTGCTTATGCAACTGACAACTCATATGGAGTAACTGCCTCTGTTGACTATAAAGAACTCTTATTTGTTGAGGGTTCTCATGGTGTCGATAATGGAGTTACTAATAACTCTATTGCGGGAAAAGTTAAGTTTAGGTTCTAAAATCCTAAATAACAAAGACATCATCGCACAGACTGATGGAAAACAAAAAAGAGAAAGCTATGGGACAAGTTATTCGTATTGCTATCTTGAGTTGGTCTGCTGCTCTTCTAACTGCTAGCTATGCTGGAATGCTTGCTAAGATGGATCCGACATTCATCGCTACAGTATTCACAGCATCTGCTGCTACCTTTGGTATCAATACTATGAAGAAAGGTGGAGAAGAAGATGAAAAGAAAGAAGAGCCACGTAGAGAAGAAGTTGTGGAGGCCTCACCAGAACCACCTGCTCCAGAAGCAGCAACAGCATCTCTTGAAGAAAGAGTTGAAGTTCTAGAAGGTCAAGTACAACCCCGCACAGGTGGAGCATAATGGCAAAGTCCGCAAACAAAGGTAAGAAGGGTTCTGGTGGAGCAGGTTCTGCCAACAATAAAAAACAGAACTCTGGCAACGCTAATGCTAAAAAAGCAAAGAACGGCGGAAAGAAAAAGTGAGGTATTATGCCACGAGAGTGGAATACTCCAATTCGGGAGCCTTGGAATCCTGTAATTAAAAAATGTCTAGATGCTGTCGATGAACATATGCGACAGCATCTTAAGACGGGTGATGATTGGCATCTCTCTCAAGCAGAAATATTACGAAAGTATGTAAAAGACTTGAAGGTTTGGATACATAAAAAAGAAGGATGGTGGGATGAATGAAAAAACTCCTCACGGCAATTGGTTTATCATTAACTCTAGTTGCTCCAGTTACAGCAGAATCAATTAAGAAATCTCATCCAGCAGTACAAGATTACAGCATCGCAGCGATGGGTTGTATGATACTTCTGGATTGTTATGAGGGAATCGAAAAACTTTCTCCAGATAAAGATTTTGGGGAAAGATTTGTTGTATTCAAAGATGAAATCAAAAGAATACTAACTGCTTTAGATAAACTAGGAATCGAAGTTTATCTTGGTAATGAAAGATATTTCACAAGAAGTACATTAGGAATCTATAAACCAGACTACAATCGTTTGTTTATTAGTAAGAGACTTCTAGATGACCCAAGAGAGTTTCTAGGAACACTCCGTCACGAAGGTTGGCACACTGTTCAAGATTGTATGGGTGGTGGATTAGAGACATCTTTCATGGCACAAGTCCATCAGGATAAAGAAATTCCTGATTGGTTGAGAAAGATGGTTGAGAGAACTTATGGTAT